TGGCTCGGACAGAGCAGGCGCATAACATCGCGGTGGCGCTCATGAACGAAGGCAGCACTCGCAAGCTGATTCAGGATGCCATTGCTGGCGGCGCAAAAGGCTACGGCGCAAACCCGTCAAGGGTTAGGAACTTTCTGGCCCCTGAGCCGCCGCGTCAGATTCTGAACAATCTTCAGCCGTGAGTTTTTCCCATATCGCCGCGCGGCGCGGCGCGGTATAAGGAGGTCTTCTGTGAACTGGGTGATCGACGTGCAAGGTATCATCAACATCCTGCTGGGGTCGTTCATCACCCTGCTCTGCTGGCTGGCAATGGAGCTGTGGAACGCCGTCAAGGAGTTGAAGACCGACCTCGGCAAATTGCGCGAAGATCTGCCGCGCACCTACGTCCTGAAAGAAGACTATCGCCGGGACATCTACGAGATAAAGGACATGCTCGGCAAAATCTTCGACCGGCTCGACGCCAAGGCCGACAAATGACGCTCGGCGAAAAACAACGCCTGTTCACCCGGCTGGTCGGCAAGCTCATCGAGTACGCCTACGCCAGCGGCTACGAACTCACATTCGGCGACGCCTACCGCAGCCCTGAGCAGGCCCGCGCGAACGCCCAGCTTGGCAGGGGCATCGTCAACAGCCTGCACTGCGAGCGGCTCGCAATCGACCTCAACCTTTTCAAGGACGGCGTCTACAAGACCCAGACCGAGGATTACAAGACCCTCGGCGAGTACTGGGAGACGCTGGGGCCGGACTGCCGCTGGGGCGGCCGGTTCAGCCGGCCTGACGGCAATCACTTCTCAATCACTCACGGGGGGCGCGCATGACCTACATTCTTGACCGGCTGAAAGAAGCCAGCACCTGGCGGGGCGTCGCCCTTATCGTCGGCGGGTTCGGCGTCCAAGTCGCCCCCGACCTTATCCCGGCCATCGGCGCGGCGGTGACCGCCGCCATCGGCCTCATCGAGGTCATCCGCCGAGGATGACGGCGCTCATCATCGCCTTCGCGGCGCTGGCCGACCGCATGCGCGGCGGGTTTCCTGAGCGGCGCTTCTGGGGCCGCGACATCGTCCGCATGGCCGCGTGGTACGGCTCAGGCGCTTTGATTGCGACGCTGATCCGGCCGGACTGGTGGTGCCTGCTGGCCGGCGTCCTGATGGCGCAGGGCGACCGGCAGGACATGTCGGTCATGGCGGAACTCATCCGCCCGGACGGCAAACGGCTGAAGGGCTGGCTGGGTCAGGCCCGCATCGGCGCCGTGTTCGCGGCCTGCGTGGCGCCGATGCTGGTCGTGGATCTGGCCTACTGGCCGATGGTGCTGGCGTGCGCGCTAGCGCCCGCTGTCGGGGCGCTGCTGGCCCTTGCGGCGCCGGTCAACAAACGGTGGGCCGGGATGGAGTTGGCGCGGGGCGGGCTCATGGCGGCGCTGACCGCGCTTTTCCTCTAGCAGGGCGCAGTACGGGCACCAGCCCGGCCTGCGCCCGTGGTCACACTCAAGCCAGCAGTTCACGGCGCTCGCGTTCCGCGCGCAACATGCAGAACCGCTGGTGCAGGCGCAGAAGAACCGTTGTTCGGCGGCGGGTTGAATGCTCCTGCACCAGCAGTTCCTTGATTTCGTTCTCGCCCATGTCGGGCATCTTCGCGAGCAGCTCGCGCCATGTCAGGTTCATCGTAGTGCCTCCAGTGCCAATTTAGATACGTCTTGCTTGTCGTGCAGCGCACGCCAGATGTTGTCGTCTATCGTCTTGTCCGCCAGAAGGACATAGATCCAAACGTCGTGCTTTTGCCCGCTCCGGTGCAGCCGGCCGATGGTCTGCTCGTACAGTTCCAGCGACCAGGGCAGCGACATGAACACCATCTTCGACCCGCCGTGTTGCAGGTTGAGCCCGTGCCCGGCGGACTTGGGGTGCAGCAGCAGGATTGACACCTTGCCGCAGTTCCATCGCTCGATTGCACGCTCATCGTCCAGCGTCACCGCCCGGGCGCCGTACCGCGCCTTGAGCGCGGCCAGTTCGGCCTGATAGTTGTAAACGATTATTGTAGGCGCGAACTGGTTTTCGGCAAGTATTTCGTCCAGCCGTTCCAACTTGTGCTGCGAGAACCAGTGCGTCTCGCCGTTGCTGTAGACGAACCCAGTGGACATCTGCTGGAGCTTTCCGATCACCGTACCGGCGTTGACCGCCAGCGCCTTGACGTCGCCGAACTCCGCGACGAACTTGGACTTCATATCTTCATATGGCTGGCGGTCGTCCAGCGGCATCCGCACCTCGACCGTGTGGCACGGCGGCAAAGTGTCGGCGTACTCGCGGTTCTCCAGCACAAAGGTGGCCGGCTTGATGCGGGCCATGACCTTCTCCAGCGAGCCTGGCACCGGCGCCCAGTCGTTGTACTCCCGGCTGATGCAGTAGAAGTACTGCTGGAGGAACGCGCCCTTACTGCGGCCGAGCAGGCGCTCATCCACGATCTTGCACTGCCCGAACACATCCTCCAGCCCGTTGCTGGTGAACGACCCGGTCAGACCCCACCGCACCTGTATCGGCGCCAGCGCCTTCTCAATCGCCTTGAACCGCTTGCCGGACGGATTCTTCAGCCGGGTGAGTTCGTCAAACACCACGCCGTCAAAGTCCATCCGCTGCGTCGCCAGCCATTGCAGGTTGTCGTAGTTGGTCACCACGACCTGCGCGTCCGACTGCACCGCTGCCAGCCGCTGGGCCGGCGTGCCGATGGACAGGGCGACCGTCATGCCGGGCGCCCAGATGGGTGCCTCCACGGGCCACACAGCGGTCACCACGCGCTTAGGCGCGACGACCAGCCACCGACGTACCTGACCGGTCGCCAGCGCGGCCTGCATGGCCGTCAGCGCGGTCGCGGTCTTGCCGGCGCCGACCGGCGCCAGCACCATGCTGCGCGGCGTCGTGCGCAGGAACTGAGCGGCGTCCTTCTGATAGGTTCTCAGTTGCATATCCGCTCTCCGATCCATTTCATGCAGGGAACAGCCATCGAGTTCCCCAATGCCTTGTACCGAGGGCCATCCTTTGCACCAGGAATGTTGGTGTAGCCGTCCGGGAATCCTTGCAGCCGCTCGCACTCGGTGACGGTCAGGCGGCGGACTTGCATGGCCGTCATCACATGAGGCTGCTGATCGCTCAAGCTTCGGCCGTGGTCAGCCTTCAGCGTCGGGAAGACCTCTTCGCTTGGCGGGCTTCCGGCGCCGCGAGCCAAGTTTCCGGGCTGAAACGCCACCGCTGCGGTTGCGTTTGCGTTTGCGCCCAAAGCGTGGCACACGTTCTGGCTGCTGATGGGGTCTTGCGTAGGGTGAAACGCCACCACATCCATCCCCCGATCTACGCAAGGGCTAGAGTCATGTCTGGCAGTTAAGGATCTCGCGACTACCGGCACGATATGCCCGTTAGCCGCTGATTGATGAGTCAACTTCCCCCCCCCACATTCGGTGTCAAGGCTGCCTGCAACGCCTGGTACAGCGCGTCTGGCAGCTTCTTCCCCCGATTTTCTGCGCGACGGAGGATCCCGGCGCACGCTTTCGCGCTCAAAAAGTACCTTTGCGGCACTGGTTCCGTCTCCAAGACATCCGACAACGAACACACGCTTGCGTCTCTGGGCGACTCCGAACCATTGAGCGTCCAGCACCCGGTAGGCCCACCCATACCCCAGCTGCCCCAACGCCCCGAGGAAGGCACCAAAATCCCGTCCTCCGTTGGATGACAGGACACCGGGGACGTTTTCCCAGATAACCCATCGAGGCCGGTAACGTGCAGCGATTGCAAGATAGGTAAGCATGAGTTCGCCTCTGGGGTCTTCAAGACCTTGTCGCAGTCCGGCGACGCTGAAGGACTGACAGGGTGTTCCTCCAACAAGAGCGTCAATTGTTGCATCGGGCCATTCCTTGAACTTGGTCATATCGCCCCAGTTGGGCGTGTTGGGGTAGTGGTGCGCCAGCACTTTGCATGGGAACGGCTCTATCTCGCTGTAGGCGACCGGTTCCCATCCTAATTCGTGCCAGGCGACCGTAGCGGCTTCAATGCCGCTACAGACGCTCAGATACCTGATAGCCATTCGTCCACCTCTTCCTTACTCCACAGCACTGTGTAGTTTTGGCCCAGCCGACGCATGTCGTCGGCGAACACCTTCTGGAGTTCCGACAACCGGCCGCCCTTTGTTTTGAGTTCGATGAACCACGTCTGGCCGGGCAGGCAGACGATGCGGTCGGCGACGCCCCGGTGGGACAGGCTGGCGAACTTGTACGCCACCCCGCCCGCCGCCCGGACGCGCTTGACCAGGTACTGCTCGACGACCGCCTCACTCATCGCCGCGCTTCTTCGGGCTGTTGGCCGGGTGCAGGAGCCACCGCTCGCCCAGCCAGTCCAGCGCCGCGCGGCGCTTGTCGTCAAGGTCTGGCGCCTCGGTCGTAATCAAGGCGCGGCCTAGCAGCGCCTCGATGAACTCGTTATCGGTCATTCCTGCCCCCTTGCGCG